TAATGTTTTTCAAGAGTACGCTCGGTCCTCTGCGATTAAAAGAGTTTTTTTGGTTGACAACAAAAAAATATCTGATATTATGGGACCCGTACCAATCTTGAAGTATTGGGAGAGTTTAAACACGATGATTTCTTCAACATATCACATGATTAACGTCTTTGAGCATTCACACCCAGTGTTCACCACGTTTACTCGTAGGTTTTCTACTGCGCGTGTGAGTGCCTTTGGGTACGTTGATTTTGAAAAAAGTGAAGAAAAATCATTTTTTAAACTTGACTTACCGAGAGAAAAAAGGTATTATTACGCAATACCTCAGAAAATGCTGGAGGAGGATGTTTCTTTGATGGAGAAAATACAAATCAACATGAAAGAGGCTGTTGAGCACGACAAAATGAAGGTGAGTTACTCAGTGTACTCGTCGGAATACGACATTCCATACGTCTACTGCGAAAACAGCAGCACCCTCATCCAAAAATTAGCATTCTGAGAGAGTTATCAGAGTGACTTTAAAACAAGGAGAAAATTATATGGCACTAGATATGAAAAAAATGAAAGAGCGAATGAATGCTCTTAAAAACAATGGTAACGCCACTTCTAATAAGTTTTGGCGCCCACAGGAGGGCGACCAAGTGGTTCGCATTGTACCTCCAGCCGATGGCGATCCTTTTCGCGACTATTGGTTTCACTATAATGTTGGCGATGTCCCTGGCTTCTTGAGTCCCAAGAAGAACTTTGGGGAGGATTGCCCACTTGATGATTATGTCCGTCAACTCTGGAAGGATGGCTCTGAGGAATCCAAGCGCATGGCTAAAAAACTGTCCGCAAGACAGCGTTTTTTCGCACCCGTCGTTGTTCGCGGTGAAGAGGAAGAGGGAGTAAAGGTTTGGGGGTTTGGTAAACGAGCCTATGAAACTCTTTTGTCCCTTGTGCTCAATCCAGAATACGGCGATATCACCGATGCCGAGGAGGGCACTGATTTGGTAATTACCTACAGTAAGCCCGCAGGCGCGTCTTTCCCCGAAACGAAGATTACCCCTCGTCGAAAGTCTTCGCCTCTACACAGCAACAAGTCTCGCGGAGCCGAGTTGCTAGGTGGTGTGCCGGATTTTGATGAACTATTTGGTTCGTCTCGTCGCACAACTGAAGAGGTGCAGGATATCCTTACCGCTTTCTTGGATGGTGAGGATTCAACAGGTGATGGAGGATCACAAGAGACTTCTACTTCAAGTGCTGTAGATAAGGCTTTTAACGAGCTTCTCGCCCAGTAACTTTTAACACCGCAGGGAGGCATGGGTTCACAGATGCCTCAATTTAAATATGAAAGGAGAGATGCTTTGATTGTTAGTGCGGTCGAGTGCAAAGAGTGCGAGATGATTGTTTTTTCCAGAGCGGAACAAGATGTAAGAAGTTGCACGTGCGGAAGAGTGGTGGTGATGGGGGGGCAAAAACACTTTAAATACGATGTCTACACTAATCCCCCTTATGAGGTTAAAAAAGTAGAAATCCAGGCAAGTATGTCGGATTTGTTTCAAGACTGGGAAGAAATGAGAGACGAATACGGTCTCATGACGGCAAATCAACAATAGGAGAATAAAATGAAAAGAAAAATATATAAAAAGGGCGAACCAGATTTTCAAAAAAATCTAAATAAAGTCGCTGCTCGATTCAAAGGAAAAGGTGGAGGTCCAGATTCGGAGAGTGCAGTTAATACTCACAAGCAAGATCTCGCAGATGGCTATGTTACTTTCTATTCTGATAATAGTGACATAACAAATCTTTTAACTCGTAGTAGAAAATACGTTCTTGAGGTCGATGACTTCGGAGAGACCGTTTGTATTAAAATGGATAAAAAAGGATTTCGCAGTTGTGCGCACGCCTTTAAGGTAGGTAAATAATATGGGAAGAAAAGAACAAAAAGCCGGAAAATTAAGTATTGATCAGATGAGATCACTGATCAATAAAAAAGCAGGAATGGAAGTAGCCCACGATCTCAATGATGAATCCAATCCAACTAATGTAACAGAATGGATTCCAACTGGTTCCCGATGGTTGGATGGTATCATCTGCAGAGGAAAATTAGCGGGGATTCCAGTTGGAAAAGTAACCGAAATTGCAGGACTAGAGGCGAGTGGTAAATCTTATATGGCTGCTCAAATTGCTGGCAATGCACAGCGAATGGGTATCGATGTGGTTTACTTTGATTCTGAGTCTGCTTTGGATAATAACTTTTTGGAAAAAGCTGGCTGTGACGCCAGCAAGATTCTCTATGTGCAGGCAAGTAGTGTGGAATTTGTTCTGGAGACGATTGAAGAACTGCTCAAGTCTACTGATAGTAAATTTTTATTTATTTGGGATAGTCTAGCACTGACACCTTCGACATCAGATATCGAAGGAGACTTCAATCCTCAGTCTACCATGGCCATCAAAGCACGAATTTTGTCCAAGGGAATGTCCAAGTTGGTGGTGCCTATAGCCAATTCTCAGTCAACGTTCCTAGTGTTGAATCAGCTTAAGGCTAACATCACTCGTTCCCCTGCAGAGGCTTTGACCACCCCTTACATGACTCCCGGTGGAAAGACTCTCATCTATTGTTATTCTTTAAGAATCTGGCTTACACGACCCAAGGCCAAAGCTAGTTTCGTTCAGGATGATAAAGGGTATAGAGTGGGCAATACTGTAAAGGTAAAGCTTGAGAAATCCCGTTTTGGTTCCCAAGGTCGTCAATGCCAATTTAAGATTTTATGGGGAGACAAGGTAGGAGTTCAAGATGAAGAAAGCTGGTTCGACGCAATCCAGGGATCTGATCTGTTAAAACGTTCAGGTGCGTGGTACGAGATTGAACATGACGATGGTACTACAGAAAAGTTTCAATCAGCCAAATGGCTTGAAAAATTACAAAATGAAAAATTTCGTAAAAAAGTTCTTGACATCATGGACGAAGAGGTTATAATGAAGTTCGATAAAAGGCTGGGAAATGCCGAAGATTTTTATGAGAAAACAGAGGAGAATTAATATGTCTTACAATACTACTGGTAAATGTCACTTTGATGGAATTGCTAATGAGAAAGAACTATGTGAAAGAATGCGAAATGATCGATCTTTCGCAGAGGCGATCATCGGTTCTTCACTAATTGGGGATTATACGGTTGAGCATATAGGCGGTACCAAACACAAAGAAGATGTTGTGCTTCACACACCGAATGGCTCAGTTAAGATCTCTGCTAAATTCAAGAAAGACAAGAAAAAAGGAAGTTTTGATTACCTTAATGGATCTAAAGCATATAAGAAGTATGCGAAAGGTCATCTTGCGGCTGCGTGTGGGAAGTTTCGCAGCTCACCGCTTCCAGTGAAGACAGTTCGACCTTTTATCACTGAAGCGTGTTCAATGGATTTAGACGAAATTACTCCCACAGAAGTGCGCCGCATTCTAGAAACAGAAGTTGCCGCCAAATACAAAGACTTGGTAACCGTGGTAACTGATAAGAAGGCAAATAAGATTTATGCTTACAATTTTGCTGATTCACCCCTCGGTCGCCATCTTCACCGACAATCGAAGATCACTATTGAGCCACCTCGCCGCGGCCGCGGCAAAAAAAGCTCTCGTCAGATTCTTTTCGACGGAGAAGATATTGGTCTTCGATTGCGCGTAGTGACCAACAATGGAGTGACCGCGTTGTTAGGAAGAAGCAAGAGTAATAAAACCTCTATTCCCACTGTGAAGTTTCAACAAGATAAAGTTAAGCGAGTTCTTGAGGGCACCACAAATCTACGTGAGGCGAGTTTTTAATTGAATGTGATTAAACAAGGAGACTCGCTGGGGTTATTGGATGAGGTGGAGAATGGAACAGTGCAGACCATCTACTTCGATCCACCATTTAACACCCAGCGAGTCTACCGGCTGAACCCGGATAACGAGATAGGGTTTTCAGATATTTGGAAATCCCATCAAAGTTATATTGATTTTATAGAGCCTTTGGTGATAAAATGTAAAAACAAGCTAGCGTTGGGTGGCTCTTTCTTTTTTCACATCTGTGCGGAGCAAATGCTTATCCCACAAATGGTTTGCAACAGACACTTCAAGCGTGTACAGCCTATCTTTTGGAAAAAGTCTCGCTCAAAGAACAACGTCAAAACCAAACTGGGCGCAGCCATCGATGTAATCTTTTGGTGCTCCAATGCCAAGAAGCCGAAGTTTAACATGGTCTACCAAGAACTAGACTCATATTATGCTGAAAATTCATATAAAAATGAAGATGAGAGAGGCAATTATGCATTAGGTCACATTGTGTACACCGCCACACAAAAAACGCAAAATGAGGATCGATTATATGCATTTACACATGATGGTGTTACGT